CAAACGAACCCATCACAGCAATTGCAATTCGACAACTGAATGGTGGCATTACTGTTTACGGATGTGGTGAGTATCAAGTTCAAGGTGAAGAAATCTATATTCGTTGTAAAGATGAATACAATCTCTGCAAAACATTTTTAAATCACTTCAAAGATAATTATCCAGATATAATTACTGGTTGGAATACAAAGTTCTTTGATATACCATATCTCATTAATCGTTTCAAAAAGATTCTTGGTGATGATGAAGCCAAGAAACTATCGCCATGGAATTTTATTACTGAGCGTAATGCTTATGTCAATAATCGGCAGTTGATCGATTATACACTTGTAGGCATCTCATCACTTGATTATATTGAACTATACAAATGGTATGCTCCTGGTGGTAAATCACAAGAATCATATCGTTTAGATAATATTGCACAAGTTGAACTCGGAGAAGGCAAGATTGCTTATGATGAATATGATAGCCTTCATGCTCTATATCGTTTGAACTATCAAAAGTTTATTGAGTATAACATCAAAGACGTTGATTTGATTCTTAAACTAGAAGATAAACTAAAACTCCTTGAGTTGGCTGTAACTCTAGGGTATGACACCAAATCAAACTTTGAAGATGTGTTTGCACAAACTCGTATGTGGGACGCATTGACATATTCTTATCTGCGTGATAAAGATATTATTGTTCCACCACGAATCGTCAAAGATAAAGATTCAGCATTCGAAGGTGCATATGTTAAAGATCCACAAGTTGGTCTACATGATTGGGTGGCATCATTTGACTTGAACAGTTTGTATCCACATTTGATGATGCAATATAACATTTCACCAGAAACTTTAATTGAACCTGAAAATTATACAGATGCAATGCGTGAAGTTCTTTCACAAGGTGTATCTGTTGAGAAGTTATTGCATAAGAAGATTGACACTTCAAATTTAGAAGGTGTAACGATCACACCCAACGGACAATTCTTTCGTACCGACTTCCAAGGGTTTTTACCTAAGATGATGGAAGAAATGTATACCGACAGAAGTAAGTTTAAGAAGCTGATGTTACAAGCAAAACAAGAATATGAAAATGAAAAAGACCCAAACAAACTCTATGAAATCGAAAAGAGAATTGCCAAATACAACAATATTCAATTGGCAAAAAAAGTTTCCCTTAATTCTGCTTATGGTGCTCTTGGCAGTCAATACTTTCGGTTTTACGATTTACGTATGGCACTCGGTGTCACTACTGCCGGCCAATTAAGTATTCGTTGGATTGAAAATAAAATTAATGATTACATGAACAAACTATTGGAAACGGATAATAAAGATTATGTAATTGCTTCTGATACAGATTCAATCTATCTACGCATGGGTGAATTGGTTAACAAATTTATCAAAGATACATCGGATAAACAAAAAGTAATTTCTGTTATGGATAAAATCTGTGAAGATAAACTCCAACCATACATTGATAAGTGTTATGGTGAACTTGGAAATTATGTTCACGCTTATCAGCAAAAGATGGAGATGAAACGAGAAGGTCTATCCAACAAAGGCATCTGGACTGCCAAGAAACGATACATTCTGAATGTGTATAATAATGAAGGTGTTCAATATAAAGAACCACAGATGAAAGTCATGGGTCTTGAAATGATCAAGTCATCCACGCCATCCGCCATTCGTGAGAGAATGAAAGAAGCCATTCAATTAATGGTCAACGGCACACAAGAAGATGTTTATAAATTTATTGAGAATTTTAGAGAAGAATTTAAAACATTACCTGTAGAAGAAATATCTTTTCCCCGTGGACTTAACGGTCTAAATACTTATTCTGATGATTTAACTTTATATAAAAAAGGAACACCAATTCATGTTAAGGGTGCCATCCTTTACAATCACAATTTAAAACAAAAGAATCTTACCAAAAAATATCCACTTATTCAAGAAGGTGAAAAAGTTAAATTCACTTATCTAAAGATGCCTAATCCGTTTAAAGATACAGTTGTTTCGTATCCATCTCGTTTACCAAAAGAGTTTGAACTGCAAGAATATATTGATTATGATATGCAATTCGACAAGGCATTTCTAGAACCAATTAGAGTGATTTTAGATTGCATGGGTTGGAAAACAGAAAAAACAAGTTCAATAGAGGATTTCTTCTCATGACATTAATCATATTAACATTTTTATCTGCATTATTTTTATCTGGTATTGCCGCTTACTATTCCATAATTGGATTGGCTGCAATCTTCACCGGCGCATTTTGGCCAATCGTTTTCATGGGTTCGGTTCTTGAGATGAGTAAATTAGTTACTGCATCATGGTTATATCGTAATTGGAAAACCTGCCCACTTTTATTAAAATCTTATTTGACATTTGCTGTTGTTGTATTAATGATAATCACTAGCATGGGTATTTTTGGTTTCTTATCCAAAGCACACATAGATTCCACAATGGATGCTGGTGCAAACTCTGTTGAAATACGAACACTCAATCAACAAGAGAAGATTGCTAAAGAGCGTTTAGATTATTTACTTAAACGTGCTGGTAATCCAGAAACAGCTTCAGCCAATGTTGATAGGCAAATCCAACAAACACAAAAAGAACTGACGGATATCAACAAAAGAAAATTACCACTTCTTAAAGAAGAAAATAAATTAATTGCCGAAGTTGGTCCTATTAAGTATATTGGTGACATGGTATATGGTACTGAAGATGCTAATGGTATCGATAAGGCAGTTCGTTTGGTAATATTGCTGATAATGGTTGTGTTTGATCCCTTAGCTGTGTTATTATTGATAGCAGCAAATATGTCATTGCAACAAAGAAGTAGAGTGGTAATCAATAAAGAAAATGAAATTATTAAAATAGTACCAGACATACCAACACAAAATGTAGAAACTGCAAATGATAAAATTGAAATACCAAAAGAGAACATCACTAAGATAGAAGAACAACCAATTATAATAGATGAAGTAACCGGTGAAACTATACCTCCATTAACAGTTCATGTGATACCTGGAGTTTATGAAGAACACCACAATGTTGAACAACCAAAAAAATTAGAACCTAAGTATGATTATGACGCTGAATTTGCTTTCAGAGAAAAATCAAACACAGCAACAAAACTAGATGGTGGTGACTTTTAAAAAGGAAAATTATGAGTATACTTGACAAGATCAAAAAGAACAGTAGTATTAAAGAATCAGCCATTCTTTCTAAATCAAAGTTCTTTACACAGAAAGATATGATACCCACATCGGTGCCTATTATTAATGTGGCACTAAGTGGTCGTTTAGATGGCGGTTTAACACCAGGTTTAACTATGTGGGCCGGTCCATCAAAACATTTTAAAACTGCCTTTAGTTTATTAATGGCAAAAAGTTATTTGGAGAAATACGATGATGCGGCGTTATTATTTTATGATTCTGAGTTTGGCACTCCTCAGTCTTATTTTGACAGCTTTGGTATTGATACCGACAGAGTTCTACATACACCTCTTACTGATATTGAACAATTAAAGTTCGATGTCATGCAACAATTAACCAGCCTTGAACGTGATGATAAGTTAATTATTATCATTGATTCTATTGGTAACTTGGCATCCAAGAAAGAAGTTGATGATGCACTTGAAGGCAAATCTGTTGCTGATATGTCCCGTGCAAAACAAGTCAAATCATTATTTCGTATGGTGACGCCACACCTTACAATGAAGGACATTCCTATGGTTGTCGTGAATCATACATATATGGAAATTGGTATGTTCCCGAAAGCAATCGTTGGCGGCGGCACAGGTTCTTACTATTCTGCCGACAACATCTTTATCCTTGGTCGTCAACAAGAAAAAGAAGGCACAGAAGTTGTTGGTTATAATTTCATAATCAACGTGGAGAAATCCAGATATGTCAAAGAAAAATCAAAAATCCCCGTTTCTGTATCTTTTGATGGTGGTATTAGTCGTTGGAGTGGGTTACTTGATATTGCACTCGATGGTGGATTTGTTGTTAAACCTTCTAATGGCTGGTACTCGAAAGTAGATAGTGATGGTGTTATTGAAGATAAGAAATATCGTATCAAAGAAACCGACACATCTGATTTTTGGATGCCAATCTTGAAAAACAAAAAGTTTCAAAAGTTTGTGACCGACAAATATCAGATTGCTTCTGGTGAAATCATGCAAGGCGGTAGTGAAAACTTATTTGATGAGGTTGAAACTATGAATGGAACAGAAGAATGACAGAAGGTATTGATTATTGTTTCATTTATCCAAAAAATGATGGCACTGCGGTGCACATTAAATTTTTGGAAGGATTCTATAAAGACACCGTATTTAAATATGGTAAGGTAAAGTTCAAAGAAGAAAATGATCAAGTGTATTTACTTTTTGCTTATGATGTGTTAGAATCTACAGTAGATAAACCACGAAAATTGGAAAAAGATGAGAAGTTTAAAAATTATATTGGCGACTTACTCGTGGAAATTATGGGCAGTAATATTGAACAGGAAATAATTGATGAAGCTGGAACAAGCGATACTGAAGAACCTCGTTTATAATGAGGAGTATTTACGAAAAGTTTTACCATTTCTAAAGCTAGAGTATTTTGGTGATAGTGTAGAAAGAACTTTATTTAATGAAATTACATCATTCACGGAAACTTACAATACTACAACAACGGTTGAAGCACTTAGTATTGCCATCAAAGAAAAGAGAAATCTTACATCTGATGAAGTTCAAAGATGTGAAGATTATATTGCAGCGATTGAAAAAAATAAATCGGCAGAAACCGAAGTTCAATGGCTTGTTGATAAAACCGAAAAGTTCTGCCAAGAGAAAGCCATATACAACGCAGTATTGGGGTCTATTTCAATTCTCGATGGCAAAGATAAAAATCACGACAAAGGTCAGATTCCCAAGATATTATCGGACGCTCTGGCGGTAAGCTTTGACAACTCCGTAGGACATGACTATTTACAGGACTCAGATGCTCGATATGAATTCTATCACAGAAAAGAAGAACGAATCCCCTTTGATTTGGAATATTTTAACAAAATTACAAAGGGAGGACTACCTGCCAAAACCCTTAATATTGCTCTTGCTGGTACTGGCGTTGGTAAATCTTTGTTTATGTGCCATGTTGCTGCTAGTGCTATGGTGCAAGGCAAGAATGTTCTCTATATCACCCTTGAAATGGCTGAAGAAAAGATTGCTGAAAGAATAGATGCAAACTTACTGAATGTAACCATTGATGATTTGATTGAATTACCAAAAGATATGTATGATAAGAAAGTTAATCGTGTCCGTGAAAAGACCACAGGCAAACTTATTATCAAAGAATATCCAACCGCCTCAGCATCAACCATTCATTTTAGGACACTATTAAATGAACTTAATCTCAAGAGGTCTTTTGTACCTGACATTATATTCGTTGACTATCTCAATATTTGTTGTAGTGCTCGTATTAAGGCTGGTGCGAATATTAATTCCTACACCTACGTTAAAGCGATTGCAGAAGAATTACGTGGCCTTGCTGTTGAGTATAATGTTCCTATTGTATCTGCTACACAAACTACCCGTTCAGGATTTACTTCCAGTGATCCGGGACTTGAGGACACGAGCGAGTCGTTCGGACTTCCCGCCACCGCCGATTTGATGTTTGCTTTAATTTCTTCTGAAGAACTAGAAGAACTCGGTCAAATTATGGTTAAACAATTAAAGAATCGATATAATGATCCAACATTTCACAAACGATTTACTCTTGGTGTCGATAGAGCCAAAATGAAACTATATGATGTTGAACAGACCGCACAGATGGGTATCGCTGATGCTGGCCATGATAAACCACTAAACACATTTGGTACAAGAGAAGAAAAACAAAAGAAATCATTTAGTGGATTTAAAGTATGATAATCTCCAGAGAAAATGGTTTGTATTGTGCTAAGGCCTTCCATGATTACTTTAGTAACATTGGAAGTACCGAAGAATACATGCGTGATGAGAAACTAAAGAATGTGGCCGATATGCCATCTTCTTTATTTCCAATCGAAGATGATTTGTTCTCAGATTTCTCAATGCATCCAAATGATATGGATATTGAAGTATGTGAAATACCAAATGATGTTTGGGAGCCATTACTTGCCATTACCAGTTCTCATATCAATAAGTCACCAGTTGGTAAGAATATACAATTGGCAGTCAGAGAGAAGAACTCAGGAAAGATTCTGGGATTCATTCGTTTAGGTTCACCAGTCATCTATATGAAACCTCGCAATGACTACCTAGGACAAGTTTGGATTCAAAATGAAGATACTGCCAAGCGGTTTAATACGGCTTGTGTTATGGGTTTTGTAATTGTACCATCTCAACCATTCGGTTTCAACTACTTGGGTGGTAAATTATTGTCTGCTATTTGTACCAGTCATACTGTAAGAGAAATCTGTAATAAAAAATATGATATGAATATCTGCTTATTTGAAACTACCAGTTTATATGGCAATACCAAATCAGTATCACAATATGATGGTATGAAACCTTACATTCGTTTTAAAGGTCTAACGGAATCGGATATTGTGCCAATGATGCACGGCCAAAGATATACAGATTTAAAAAAATATGTGGAAGATATAACTGGAGATTTATTGGGTGGAGATACTTCAACAACAAGTAGAAAACTCAGAACATTCACTAAGATTATTGCTCTCACCAAAGCTGCTCTAAAAGGAACACCTGAAGGAGATGCTTTCTCTTTAACGATTGAAAATGCCAAAAAGTTGACAGAAAAAAAACGATATTATATTTCTGATTATGGATTTAAGAATACTGTTGATTACATGAACTGTAAGACCGATAAACTTTTACCTGGTGAAAATTATAGCAAACATGAATTGAGCAATGTTATTGAGTGGTGGCGGACCAAAGCTATAAATAGATACGAAACCCTTAAATCTGAGGGTAGATTGAGAACAGAATTAGAAATCTGGACTTCAGGTAAAGACATTCAAATTATTAGGTGAAAGATGGCAGATAAAACTAAACTTCAAGAAGATGGATCCCGCTGGATTTTTCTGCGTGCATTAAAAGATAATGTGGACTATGAGAAATTAACTCCAACAAATCAATTTGTTGATAAAAAATCTCAAGCAATAATTTTAAATAGGTACAAAAATCCTAAAAAGCCAAATCAAAAACTTGATCCAGCCTATAATATTCTTTTGGATAAAAAAGTAGATGAATTAGTAGAAGTCTTTGGGGGTAGTTTAGATAAAGAATGGTTAATAACATATTACTATCAAACTAAAGCTCTGTTATCAAAATATTCTAAAGCTAATTTTAAACAATTAGAAATTGATAGGGATTCTCCTGGTGGTTTTATGGAGTTTATTAGTAATTTAATTGTACCATTGGGTATACCAAAAGGTGGTAAAGATACTTGGGATCCAGCTGATATTTGGATTGAAGATAAATTTAAAGAACCAAAAGATCCAAAAAAAGTATTAAAAAACCTTACACAATTTGGAAAAAATGAAAAAGCTGATGATAGAAAATTACAGATTTTAAAATTGCAACAACTAAATGCAAAGTTGAGAGATTTTTATAGAAAAGAAAAAATTATAGGAGTTTCACTAAAGAAAGCCGGCAAAAATGCAGAATATGTTGATGTCAATGTTGGTATAAATGAAAAGGAAATTTCTAAAGAGTTTGATAGAATAGAAAGTTTGAGTTGTGAAGTTGTTGGTGTTAAATGTGCTTTAAACCTATTACCTATGAAAGAAGTTTATGGTAAAGATTTTCAAACAAAATCTGATAAAATGAAAAAACTTTTTAGAGCAAAGAAAAATGAAATTTATGCAGACAATTATCCAGAAAATCCTTATTGCTTTGCGACACAAGAAACATCTATAGAAATAATAGACCGACAAACCGACACCACATATATGTTAACAGTTAAAGCAACACAAACAAGTGAATATAGTAATTTAAAATATGAACCTACAGAAAAAGGAAAAGGTTCTGCCAAATTAGGTAAAGCGCCAGTTGAAATGGTCGCAAAGATTATATCAAAATATAATTTAACATTTGTTAATAACAACCGAGATTATCCAATGATATATGATGAAGATAAAATTACTCAAAAATTAACTGACATAAAATCTAATAAACATGGATTACCATCATCGAAAATTTCTTTTGGTATATCAACTGATGCTGAATTTAAAAAAAATCTAGAAGCTTGTTATGCATCTGATCCTGTAACAGCACAATCAAAACTTATGCAAATGGATTTTTTAAAATCTATTTTATCATTGAGTGAAAAAGATTTGAGTAAACTTATTACTGACGTTGTATATGTTGCTAAAAAAGAAGGACGTGCTTTTGGTCCATTTGGTAAAATTTATTGAGGTGATATATGGGACTGATAGATTTTGACCGGGTAATGAAAGAATATGCCAATGTCGAAGATGACTTTGGTTTTTCTGCTGTATCCGAAGAAGAATATAATGCTGTCGTTAATAAGACAGCCGAAACAGCAGACGATTATAAAACTCGTTTGGCTGAAGTAGAAAAAATGATTATTCCTTTTCTTCAGAAGTTACATTCTACTGGAGAGAAAGAATACATATATTGGCCAAATCGTAAACCAATTATAGAAAAACAAATAGAGAGAATTCTAAAACTAACACGAGATTAAATTATGTCTGCTACTGTGATTATACCAACCACTGGATCACCAGAGGTAAAAACTGCCGTTGAATCTGTTTTAAACCAAAGCCATCCTACAGAATGTTATGTTGT